CGAGATAATTCAACATACATTGCCATACGTAGAAAATTAGGCGGGCAATAATTAATTCCATTAATTTTTATTGCTTTTTTAGAAATATTTTGAAACAATTTATAATCTAATAAAGTAATATCGGCAATTGGTACAAAATTAACAAATACTTTATATGTTCCACTATGAACTCCTGATTTTGCCTCTACTTCTTCATAACCTGCTTTATAATATATATTTGCTAAATCTCGTGCATATTCCATAGCATAAGGAGAAAAAAAATCATAATCAGGTATTTCAATGTTTTTATTATAAAATCTGTATTGTTCTGGTAGAATATTATTTACTGCAGTTCCACCATAACATAAAATTTTATGCGTTCGCAAAAAAGTTTCTAAAATTTCAATAACATTTTTTATAGTATCTGATTGCACTAATTTGGTTCCAATAATATATGTTGCATTATCTATGGCATTTCTCAATATTTTTAATTCTTTTTCTTCATATGATTCTTTCATACTAAAATATATATTATAATTATATAATATATAATATAAAAATATAATATAATAGTTATCAATATTTATCTTCTACTAAATTGACTATTTAATCTTCCTGTTATATCTTGTGATGAATAATTATTTAAACTTACGCTAGAAGTAATTTCAAGACTGTCAGGAATAACATTTAATAATCTTGCTTCTTTCATTTTAAAAGAAAAATTTGATGCAAGAGTAAATTCATTATTGTATCCAGTTAAATTACTATCTAAATTTTGATGCTTCATACAAATTGCTTGGCATCCATTTACAAAACAAATAACAGAGTCATAATTTTTGATTGAATTATCTAAATTTGGCAATACTATTGTAAATTTTTTTTTAGTATCTTCAATAAATTGTGCATTGCCATTTTTAATAGTTATTTCATTATATCTATATGTATTACAATATAAACTTTTACCTTTTAAGTTAATATAATTTTTCAATTTTATTAATTTAGGATTTATAATAATATTAGGTTCAGGATTAAAATCACATATAATAATAACTTTTCTATATAATTCTGTCATTTTAACGCTTAATACAGAAGCATCTTTATATCCTTGCAATAATGTGAAATTTGAATTAATACTTCTATCTAAATATTCTTCAAATAAATCACCCATCTTTTCTAACATAGTTAAATTTGTACTCATTACTCTAAAATTTAATATTAATGGGTCATTAGAGCATAGTGTTTTTTCACCATCAAAAGCATTTTCTATTATTGTATTTAATACTTCGCTTAATAATAAAGCATTATATGTTTCTTTAATATAATTACTATTTGCTGTAGATGAAGCAATAATAGGATCATTATTATATGAATAAATCTCAAAATCTAGAAACCTGCACCCATTACCAATACATTTTTCTAAAGCACATATAGCAACAAAATTATTTTTATATCCATCTCCACAACAACAATTATATGCACTTTTAACATTATAATTAATTAATGTATTATTTGAATTATCAAAAATACTTGAAGCACTTGATTTCATATTATTGCCATTATTAAAATAAGACTGATTTGTTAGTTTTGGATAATATATTTCTAATTTAGTGCATGATTTTTCTTTTAATCCTAATCTATCAAAAATCCATCCAACTAAAACTAATAATAATAAAATAATAACTCCTAGTGTTATAATTAAATTTTCTGATTTATTTAACTTATCAATAAATGTAGGTTTAGTTGATGCCATACTAATAATAATTATAATTAGTATATATTTTAATTACTATAAAAAAATTAAAATATATTATGACATAAATAAAAATTATAATGTTATATTAATTAATATTAATGGCAGGTGGATTATTAAATTTAATAGCACTAGGAAATCAAAATATTATTTTGACTGGTAATCCAACTAAAAGTTTTTTTAAATCAACATATTCTAAATATACAAATTTTGGATTACAAAAATTTAGAATTGATCAAGTAGGACAAACTGAATTAGATCTTACAAAAATTAGCAAATTTAGTTTTAAAATTTTACGCTATGGCGATTTACTAATGGATATGTATTTAGTAGTAAAATTACCAAGAATATGGAGTCCAGTTTTAAAATATAACAATGAATATAGACCATATGAGTTTAAATGGATTAAAAATATTGGTTGCCAAATAATTAAAGAAGTCAATATAACAATTGATGGTACAACAATACAAAAATTTAGTGGTCATTATTTACAAAATATTGTAGAACGGGATTATGATGCCAATAAAAAAGCAATATTTGATAAAATGACAGGAAATATTAATGAATTAAATGATCCGGCAAATTTCACTAATAGAAATAATAATTATCCAAGTGCGTTTAATAGTATTGGTGTTAGTCCTGATATAAGTGGAATTGAACCATCAATACGCGATTATAATTTATATATACCAATTAATAGTTGGTTTTCTATGTCATCTTTAATGGCACTACCATTAATATGTTTACAATATAGTGAATTAGTTATTGATTTTACATTAAGACCTATTATTGAATTATATACAATAAAAGATGTGCTATATGAAAATTCTATACCCTATAACAATTTTCCGCAAATTCAAGCAAATCAAAATAATTTTGTTTATCAATTTAAAAGATTTATACATCCTCCACCAGTTAGAGATTTAAGTTTTAATATTGATAATTATGCAATTTATAACACAATTATAAATACTAATATTCATTTAATATGTACACAATGTTTTTTGGAAGAAGCTGAGCGAAAACATTTTGCTAAAAATAGCCAGAGTTATTTAATACGAGAAATTAATGAATATAATTTTGAAAAAGCTATAAAGTCAAATAAAATTAAAATAGAGTCAAAAGGTTTAATAAGTAGTTGGATGTGGTATTTTCAAAGAAGTGATGTTGCTTCTAGGAATGAATGGTCTAATTATACTAATTGGTTATATGAGGATAAAATCCCGAATGATTTAACAAAACTTCAAATTGATGATGAATATAAATATTATACTCCACATTTTACTTACAATAGTGGTGATATTTCAAGAAATATTTATATAACAGGATATAATCCAGACATATATTCTCAAACTAATCAATGTGAAATAATGAAAAATTTTGCTATAATTTGTGATGGTAAATATAGAGAGCAAGATTTTGACAGTAATATTTTTAGTAAACTAGAAAAATTTAATAAATCTAATGGAACATGTTCAAAAACCGGATTATATTGTTATAATTTTTCACTGACTACAGATCCATTTAAATTACAACCTAATGGAGCATTTAATACTAATTTATTTAAAACAATTGAGTTTGAGTATAATAATTATAGTAATCCTCCCATAGATTCAGTAGCGTCTAACTTTTCAACTATTTGTGACGAAGCAGGTGTTATTATTGGTGTAACAAAAGACCCTACTAGTATTTATAAATATAATTATAATTTACATGTTATAGAAGAAAAATATAATATATTATTGTTCCAAAACGGTTTTGGAGGATTAGTATATGCTAAATAATTTAAAAAAAATATAAAAAATATTAAAAATATAAAAAATATTAAAAATATAAAAAATATTAAAATAATTTAATTTTTCTTACTCTACGCGTTCCATATTTGTATTTTAATTTTGCTTTTTTTGCCAACTTTAATGCCTTAGATGATTTAGTGCATCCATCTTCTAATATTTTATAATCTATTGCTGATGCTTTGCCACCGCTAATAGAACTTGCTAAACGTGCTAATCCCCAACTATGACTTGATTGGTTCGGTCTTGAACCAGATGAATAATAAGCACCTTGTCCTTTATTTACAATTTTGCGTAATGAATTTATGGAACATCCTGTTTTTTTTGAGAGATTAGAATTAATTACTAACTTATCAATATTATATAATTTTTTAACATTTAATATATGTTGCGAAGGTTTGGATTTATATGAAGATATTTTTTTTCGTGTGTAATAATTATTTTTTTTATAAGCTTTGCGTGATTTTTTTAATTCCTTTACTAATGTTTTTTTATCTTTTTTAGTTATGTGCTTTGGTAAATATTTAATAGGTACATTCATAGTATTATTATGAAAGAAAATAAATTATTTTATTTTAATATATATATTAAAATAAAATATGCATGAAAAAATTATTAAATTTGAGAGAAGTAAAATTACAGGAAAAAAATATACAGCATATATTAAAAATAAGGCAACACAAAAAATACGCAAAATACATTTTGGTGCATCAGATTATCAACAATTTAAGGATAGAACGCCCTTAAAATTATATGCTTATAAAAATCATAATGATCGCAAACGTATGCAAAATTATTTTAATAGGCATTCGGGGACAAAAAAAAGAGGACAAGCAATAGCATTAGAAAAGAGAAAATCAAAAGGTTATTATAATGCTAAAATATTGAGTCATGTTTATTTATGGTAAAATTTTTTTATTTATGCGTTTATAAGTTTTTCCCCTTCTTCAATAATATTATGTTTAAAAGACAAATCGTCTATTTCTTTTGGTGTTTGTGCTCCGTTTTTAA